TAGCAATCATCAGGCTTGGTTTGTTTTTGTTAATTGTTACTGTTTCTAAACTCATTTATAGTCCCTTTCTAAGTATTTCTGCACAAGGCGTGCAAACGTTTCAAAGCGTGTTATTTCATTACGTGCATAGTTTGTAGGAAATCCTGATTCGAATGCCCATAAAACAATCTGTTCACGATTAATCGTTTCGTTCTTTGTCTTTTCGTTCTCGTTGTTCACGTTGTTCTCTCTGTTGTTCTTGCGGTGTCATAGTAAATCGGTAATGTGTTTTAATCTTTTTGCTAACGCATACAATAGAACTACTGAGAGAACATCTGAGAGGGGCAGTATCACTAGGTAAGACCACAAACCTCAAAGATTACTCAGGCGCTTTTGTATTGAACTTTGCACATGAGCTAGGTCAAGAACTACATACCGATGAATCAGGTTGTATCGAAGTTCGCCACGGGGGCACAGGCTTTATGCTTATCAAGCGTAAAGTGTTTGATGACTTAGCCGACAAAGTCCCTACTTACAGACCAAGCACAGTTAAGGACGCTAACGGTAACTACCTCAAACCTGAAGTAAAAGAGTTCTTTGCTACAAGTATTGACGAGTCAGGTTGCTTACTATCTGAGGACTACCACTTCTGTGAGTTGCATCGTAAGCATGGTGGCAAGATTCACGTGAACCCATTCATCAAGCTAGAACACGTTGGCACATACGTATATGGTGGCGACATCATCAAAGCGGGTGGTAACTTAAAATGAGCCTACCTGAAATTCACCTAGCCACAGACGGAGACCTGAACTATGCTCTTTTTAAGCACTCTGATGTTGTTAGCAATCATGTACGAGCTGGTGGTTACGAGACGGAGTTACAGACTATCTCCAATGAGCTATTGGTTGGGCATACTGATGGCATTGTTTTGGATGTTGGTGCTAATTTGGGAAGCTATGTTGTACCGCTCGCCAAGCGAAACACTCATCTACAGTTTGAATGCTTTGAGCCACAACGTATAGTCTACTATCAGCTATGCGCTAACACTTTCTTAAACCGACTAAGTAATGTATATACACACAATGTTGGCGTGAGTAACGAACAGCGCATCACTAGCTATGTATTGCCAAACTATGCGGAAGAAACCAATATCGGCGCATTCAGTATTGACTTTGACACTCGCCTCAAAGACTACGAAGTTAAGTCTGAGGGTGTTACCGAGCGCATGATAATCATCCCGCTTGACTCTATGCAGTACGAGAAGGTTCGCCTAATCAAGATTGACGTAGAAGGGCATGAGCTACAGGTGCTTCAGGGTGCAGAGCATACGTTGCGTGAAAACAACTATCCGCCGATTATCTTTGAGGCATGGACTTGGAAGTTCCCTGAGAAGCGTCAGGCAGTCTTTGACCACTTGGAAAGCCTAGGGTATGAGATTACGCAGATTGGGCAAAACAACCTAGCGCAGAGGAAGAAATAAGGATAATATAGGCTTTTCGCCTATAGGAGGGCTTATGCCATACGTTAATAAACCAAGACCATACAAGCACGAATACGAGACTTATGACGGCACCGAAGCTGTTAAAAAGAAACGTGCCCAGCGTAACAAAGCCCGTCGCATGATGGAAGCTGCTGGCAAAGTGCACAAAGGTGATGGCAAAGACGTAGACCATAAGACACCTCTATCCAAAGGTGGCAAGACAACGATGGGTAATCTATCTGTTAAATCAGCTAGCGCCAACCGTTCGTTTAGCCGTAACTCGGACAGTAGTGTGAAGAAGAACAAACCAAAAAATGGAAATAGTCGATAACAAAGCACTAGTAGTAACGACAAGACGCCCTCACTTAGTAACCGAGTGCATCACTAAAAGCAAGATTATCGAATCCAATGGCGACTTACATAAGGTCGCCGTTCACTGGGGCTTGGACGAAGCTCAAGCCTTGGCTAAACTTAAAGTCAAGAAGGTGCCATCCCCAATCATGCGTGACTATGACTGGCCGGGTGTGTTCCCCCCGATGGCGCACCAAAAGGATACGGCTTCATTCTTAACACTCAACAAACGTAGCTTCTGCTTTAACGAGCAGGGTACAGGCAAGACCGCATCGTCTATTTGGGCGGCTGATTACCTAATGAAGCAAGGTAAGATTAAACGTGCCCTAATCATTTGCCCGTTGTCTATCATGCAGTCGGCATGGCAAGCAGACTTGTTTAAGTTTGCAGTGCACCGCAAGGTTGGATTAGCATACGGGGACCGCAATAAACGCAAGGCAGTTATCAATAGCGATGCCGATTTCGTCATTATTAACTACGACGGTATTGAGATTGTTGCTGAGGATATTATCTTTGCGGGGTTTGACTTAATCATTATTGACGAGGCTAACGCATACAAGACCCCTACGACGAAGCGCTGGAAGACACTTAACGCTATTCTAAAGAGCCATGAGGACATGTGGCTATGGATGATGACGGGTACCCCTGCGGCGCAAAACCCTACAGATGCCTACGGCTTGGCTAAGATGTGCGTGCCTGATAACGTGCCTAGATTCTTTGGCGCATTCCGTGACCAGACCATGACGAACTTTAGTAAGTTCCGTTGGATACCTAAACCAAACGCAAACCAAGTAGTTTTTGATGCACTGCAACCTGCGATAAGATATACTAAAGAACAGTGCATTGACCTACCAGAGCTAACTCATGTTTTTCGGGACGCCCCCCTTACTCCGCAACAGGAGAAATACTACAAAATCCTCAAGCAGCAAATGCTCATGGTCGCCGACGGAGAAGAAATCTCCACAGTCAATGCAGCAACAAACCTCAACAAACTGTTACAGATTTCTGGTGGCGCTGTTTATTCTGACAATGGTTCTGTTATTGAGTTTGATGTTTCTAACCGCCTACGAGTTGTTCAGGAAGTAATCGAAGAAGCAAGCCACAAGGTACTTGTCTTTGTTCCGTTCACGCATACAATAGAGTTACTGAGAGAGCACCTGAGAGGGGCAGGTATTACCTGTGAAGTTATCAATGGCGCCGTGCCAGTCAATAAACGCACCGAGATATTTAAACGCTTCCAAGAGTCCGAGTCACCACGAGTACTTATCATACAACCACAAGCCGCTGCTCACGGGGTTACATTGACTGCCGCTAACGTAATCATTTGGTACTCACCTGTTACTTCTATCGAGACATACTTGCAGGCTAATGCACGTATTCACCGTAAAGGGCAAGTCAACCCAATGACTATTGTGCATATTAAGGGTAGTCCCGTAGAGACAAGACTGTATAGCATGTTGCAAAATAAACTGGATATTCACTCAAAAATCATAGACTTATATCAGAGTGAAATTTCCGAAGAAAAATAAATAAAAATACTTGACAGGGTCAAGTTTATACACTAACATTACTTAACAGGCGTTAGACCTGTAAACAACAAAAGGAAAAACTAATGGACGATAAACCATCAGTCGAACAACTCGTCTCCGTCTACACCAAGATATACACCAAGCGTGAGGAAGAAGAGCGTGTTTGGAAGGCTAGAGAAGCAGAGCTGACAGAACAACTTGACCTAATCAAACGTGAACTGTTAGATATATGCAAAGAAAACGGCGTCAAAAGCTTGAGAACAAAAGCCGGCACACTAATTCGTACAGTTACCACTCGGTATTGGACTAATGATTGGGAACACTTTCATAAGTTTATGCTTGATAACCAAGCACCTGACTTGTTAGAGAAGCGCATTCATCAAAGCAACATGAAACAGTTTTTAGAAGAGAACCCCGAATTGCTACCTGCCGGGTTAAATGTAGATAGCGAATACACAATCACAGTAAGGAGAAGTAAATCATGAACGGATGGGAACCAGTAAAAGAGGTGCCATTGATGCTAGAGGAATCTGAGAAGAACAATCTAGAAGCAATGCTGTTGGCAACTTCAAAACCAAAACGCACTAAAGTAAAACTGCTTGATGACCCAGTCAATAGCCCAGCGCACTACACAGTTGGTGGGATTGAGACTATTGATTACATCAAAGCAAAACTAACGCCCGAAGAATTTATTGGGTACTTAAAGGGTAATGTGATTAAATACACATCCCGTGCAGGAAAGAAGCAAGACACGATACAAGATTTAGAAAAAGCACAGTGGTACATGAATCGTCAAATCAAGGAACTTAAAGGAGAAGCAAAATGAGTGAACTAGCATTGTTTAATAATAATTTACCTGACTACCTAAAAGAGGTAGAACTAGATGACGTTACCAAAGCCCTTGCGGGTGGCGGTGGTAGTAAGCGTATTTCTTTGCGTGGCGGCAAGTTCCGCATGGTTGTAAACGGCGAAGAAGTAATGACAAGTAAGAACGATGAGTTAGAAGTTGTTATCGTTAACGCAGCTAAAGATGTATCACGCCAGTTCTACGGCTCTGCGTATAACCCTAAAGCAGATGCTACCCCACCTGACTGCTGGTCTAACGACGGTATTGCGCCAGACAAGTCTATCAAAGAAGCTCAGCACCACAACTGCGCCGAGTGCCCACAGAACATTAAAGGTTCAGGCCAAGGCGAGTCACGTGCATGCCGCCACTTCCGTCGCTTAGCCGTTGCTATGGCGCACGATGTTACTGGTGATGTTTATCAGTTGCAGTTGGCATCTAAGTCTATCTTCGGTAAAGGTGATTTAGAGCACATGCCGTTTGAGCAGTACGCTAAGTATGTTGGCGCACAGGGTTATAACCTAAACACATTGGTTACTCAAATGCGCTTTGACGAGACTAGCGATACTGCTAAGTTATTCTTCAAGCCATTGAAGTTCTTATCCCGTGAAGATTGGGAAGCAGCTAAGAAACAAGGCGACACACCTGCTGCTAAGAACGCTATCCAAATGACGGTAGCGCAGACTGACGGGGTTAAGCCAAAGCTAGAAGCACCTAAAGCTGCTGCACCTAAAGTAGAGAAAGTTGTAGCTGAGGAAGTAGATGAGCCTAAGAAGCGCGAAGACAAGAAGCCTGAGCCGACTGCCAAGCGTGACCTTAAGTCTGTAATGAGTGGCTGGTCTACTGACGACGAATGAGTTTAAGAGGCTATAGCTTTCGATTGGTGCAAGCTAACCAAGCTGCCGATTCCAAGAAGATTGGGGTGGCGCTTGGTAGGTACTGCATCACTAAGGATATATCTGTCGCTGAGATTGCAGAGAAGTTTGATGTGTCTCGGATGACAATATATTCTTGGTTTACAGGTGTTGCGGAACCACATCGCTCGAAAGCCGAACAGATTGCAGCGATGCTAAAGAGAGCTAGGTTTAGCGTTTAGTTTACAGGGGTAGCTAGTTTGACGGAACGAACAGGGGATTCGCCGCACCCCGTGCTACCCCACCTTTATTGCGGACAGAGGCGACAATGGCGACAACAGATTTACTGACAGCAGTGCTACCCTCGGAAGGGTGGTATTGCATCGTCGGTTTAAAACAAGAGGGACACCCAAGACAAGTCTTCGTGCAGACATTGCTAGAAGCGCAGGATACTATTGACGATTTGGTTAACAAGCAGTATGACGTTTACTTTGCTTGTGCTAAGTATGAGAATGATACGGACGGACGTACACAAAAGAACAGCACTTATTTTAAGTCTTTTTGGATAGACATTGATTGTGGCGTTGGTAAACCTTACGCCGACAGAGAAGAAGGATTAGCAGCACTTAAAGAGTTCTGTGCAACGATTCATTGGCCACTACCATCAGTCGTTAACTCTGGTCGTGGTGTGCATGCTTACTGGAGATTAAACAGTACGATTAACCGTGCTGAATGGAAAGCCGTAGCCGACAGACTAAAAGCTCTATGCGTTGACCACGAGTTCCATGCAGACCCTAGCCGTACTGCGGAAAGTGCATCTATTCTACGAGTGCCTGAAACATGGAACTTTAAGAGCGACCCACCTTTTCCTGTAGAAATATTGCAGATTTGTCCTGAGTCAGAGTATGACCACCTACGGCAGTTGCTTGGTGTATTGGTTGCGCCTGACTACATTCCTAGGGGCTTGAGCGAAGTTACCAAAGCGTTGATGGGTAACCGTCAAAGCCGATTTAAAACCATCATGATGAAGACGATTGATGGTAAGGGGTGCGCACAGCTAGAGCATATTGCGCTTAATCAAGACACAATTGAAGAACCACTTTGGAGAGCAGGCCTGTCAATAGCATGGCACTGCGTAGATAAAGATGAAGCCATCCATAAAATTTCTAGTGCACATCCATCGTATTCACCTGACGAGACGGAGAGAAAGGCGAATCAGACCAAAGGTCCGTATACCTGTGAGACCTTCGCCAAACTTAACCCGGATGGTTGTAGTGCTTGCCCAAATAAGGGGAAGGTATCGTCGCCGATATTACTTGGCAATGAGATTGTCGCTGCGGAACCGGATGCTCCGATTGTTGAAGAAACGCCCGAGGGTAAGCAGGAGAAATACATTGTTCCTGAACTCCCGTTCCCTTATTTCAGGGGGAAGACTGGGGGTATCTATGCGTCGCTTAAAGTCAAGGGTGATGACGATGAAGATGAAGAAAAAGTAGTAAACATTTATGAGCATGACTTGTATGTGGTCAAGCGTTTAAAAGACCCAATCAAAGGCGATGCTGTATGGATTCGGTTGCATCTACCGAAGGACGGAGTACGTGAGTTCTCTATGCCACAAACAGATGCACTTACATTTGACAAGCTAAGAGACAAGCTTGCATGGCATGGTGTTGTCGCTGCCAAAAAGCAGATGGACGCCATCATGAATTACTTAATTGCTTTCGTAAAAGAGCTACAACATAAATCACAGGTGGAAATTATGAGAACACAATTTGGATGGACGGAACAGAATGATGAATTTATCTTGGGTGAAAAAGAGATTGGTGCAGCTGGAACTACCTATAGCCCACCTTCTAGTACCACTGGCAGTTTGGCTGGGTTTTTGGCTCCTTGTGGTGACTATGACGAATGGAAATCGATAGTTAAAACTTATGACCAGCCACAGTTTGAGCCGCATGCGTTCGGTTTCTTTACTGCGTTTGGCGCACCACTACTAAAGCACTTGAACCTCAAAGGTGCCATTATCAACTTGATTAACAATACATCAGGTACAGGTAAGTCTACGATTCTTAAGATGTGCAATAGCGTATGGGGACACCCTGAAGAACTAATGTTGCAGTGGAAAGATACGCAGAACGCTATGATTCACCGACTCGGCGTTATGAATAACCTACCTGTTACGATTGACGAGATTACCAAAATGTCAGGCGACCACTTTTCTGACTTGGTTTACAGCATCTCTCAGGG